AGGCTTTGAAAACATGACACGTACAAACGCAAATGGTGTCAATCTAAACAGAAATTGCGACACTCAAGTATGGGGTGACAATACCGCAACTTTAGGTCATGGCAATTACGGTGGGGCAACAAAAGCCAGTGAAGCAGAGACGATTATTTATCAGAATACATTAAGGCACGAAATGCCCGATTTCTTTTTTGACATACATACACATGGAAATTTCGACAGCTATGATAATATGTATTTTTGGGAGACGGACGGCACTCGATTAGATAATGGTCTCATAGATAATGTAGCTGTAGAAGTCATTAGAAAGACAACATACAATGGTATTATTCATCACGGTATGGAAGAGGATAAGTATATATCAAGGCTATCACACAGAAGCAATACATCAACATTCGCACTGTACGCAGATGAACAGGGTATATATTCGTCTAGTATTGAAGTATCTTATAAGAAATATGACGGCACTTCTTCATGGAATAGGGACTCTCTTTTAACCGAAGATATTTGCAAATTGAATGAAGAGTTTATTGGTAATTCGATTTTGGCGAGCGTGGCAGTTAGGCAGCACGTGTAAGCAGACTTTAATTAAGTGATCTAATAGCAATATAATGACTTAGGGGCTTCTTAGGAAGCCCTTTTCTCATAGAAAGGAGAAGTTATGGACGGAGAAGCAACAAGCAACGAGACATTAAATAATTTAAAAGGAAAGATAACAAGAATTCCTGTTCCTGATAAAACTCTTAGCAAAGAAGGAGTTCCGGCAGATGCAAAGACAACAGGTGATGCACTTAGAAAGCTACTTGAAGATATGGGTACAAGTGCCGCAGGAGATGTAGACTATGACAACACAGAAAGCGGCTTAGAAGCCACAACTATGCAGGGTGCTATTGACGAGGTGGCAGAGACAGCGAAAAACGCTTTGCCTAAGAGCGGCGGCACAGTAAAAGAGCTTAATGTACAGGCAGTAGATAACGGCTACGGCTCAGTAAATAAAAACCATTCAACTTCCGCTGATTATGGTACACAGCTTGTAGATGTAACTAAGGACGGAAAGAGCGCAAAAGTAAGTGTATCCGCAGCACTCGGCACTCTTACTTATACTGACACGGAAGAGAATGTTAATGATATTCACCATGCAGGAAACAAGCCATTCGGCAACTATGCAGGAAACGGAAGTGTCGGCACACGAACTATAGCCACAAAGGGCATAGGCAGAGTGGCATTAGTATACTGTTCTACACATACCGCATTTGTCACACCTAAAGGTGCATTTGTGATTGACTTAGGAGATGGCGGCTTTTCATGGATTGATAGTGCAAAGGTGCATTACTTGAATGGCAACTTGATTCTTGAGACAAACAACGATGCTTTTAATAAATCGGGTGTAACATATTATTACCAAGCACTCTAAGGGGGCGAATGTATGACACTTGCAACAATGAAAACAAAGGTGTTAGCACTTATCGAGGAACTTAATCCCGATAGTGAGCTTTTGACCGATGATCCGGACATTGCAACCAAGCTTGAGGACGTAATTACTCAGATTATGTTTGAACTTGCAAGGCTTAAAAAGATACCCGACTATGTAGAAATAGCGGTAAATGAAGGGGATATAATCAGATTTGAGGATATCTCAGACGAAACGGACTACCAAGTGTATCAGATTAACCTTATCCGTGGTGTAAATTATGAGAGCAAGGCACAGGGTACTGTTTTTAAGTTCTTAGAGAGTGGCACGGCAGAGATTGAGTATTTCAGATATCCTACGAGGATTACTGATAAGAACAGGGCTAAATATACATTTGAACTTAGTGAGGATGTACTTGAGATTATGCCTTATGGAATAGCAGCAGACCTTCTTAAGAGTGATATCTCAACAAATTATGGTGCGGTGTATGCTGAGAGATATGAAGCCATGAAGCAGATGTTAGATTCGAGATATCAGTTAGGCAGTATCTACATAGAAGGTGGTGGGTTGTTCTAATGGCAGATTTAATCACAAGAGTATACAGCGGCTTTCGTGGTGCAGACTTTAGAGGTGAAGAGATAAACCTTGTCAGAAGCCCGGATTGCCTTAATGTATGGAAGGATTATAAAGAAACGGATAGCATTCGTACTCGTCCGGCTCTGAAACTGGCACAGACATTTTCAGAGCCGATACACGGCATCTTCTTTTTTAAGGCTCATAATACTAAGTTAATGTTAGTGCATAGTGGGACAAAGCTTTATAAAGTGGTTGACGGAGTAACCACGGAGCTTTATTCCGGGCTTAATCCTGCTAGAAGTGATGCATTCATATATAACAACGTGTGGTACTTCAAAGATGGTGTAAATTACTTGCAGTATGACGGAAGCGAAGTAAAAGAGGTGGTGGGGTATGTTCCTACTACCTCTATCGCAAGAAAGCCCACAGGTGGCGGCACGGCACACGAGGATATCAATATGCTCACAGGCAGAAGAAAGAATACTTTTCTTTCGAATGATACTAACAGAGCTTTTGCATTAGATGCGCAAGACATAGACACAGATTTTGAGCCGATTGTAATTGTCAATAATGCAGTAGTGGATAATTATACAGTTGACTATAAAGCAGGGAAAATTACGTTTGATGCTGTCCCTCCTGCACCGCTTACAGACGGACAGGACAATGTTTCTATTGAGTTCAAGAAAACAGTAGCAGGCTATAGGGATAAAATTAATAATTGCACTCTATTACAAGTATTTGATAATAGGGTGTTTTTTAGTGGAAACGAAGATTTCCCGAACGTAATTTATCATTGTAGCCTTAGTGATCCGACATATTGTAGTGACTTAGATTACTACAACGAGGGCTTAGATAATGCCAAAGTAAAGGGATTGGTAGCAGGAAATAACGTGTTATGGGTATTCAAAGAGCCATCACAGGCGAATACTACGGTCTTTTATCATACACCTACGATTGACAGTGAGTACGGCAAGATATATCCAAGCACTCACTCAAGCATTTCAACCGGGTGTGTAGGCAAGGCAATCAATTTCAATGATGATATTATCTTTTTCAGCTCAAGAGGAATGGAAGGTATAAGCGGTGACATTACCACAGAACAGGTTATAGCTCATAGAAGCTCATTAGTTGACCGTAAACTGATTGCAGAGCCGCATTATACAGATATGATACTTGAAGAGTGGGAAGGGTATCTTATCGCATTCATAGATGATAAGGCTTATCTTGCAGACAGTAGGGCAGCATTTACAAATAATGACCATGTAGAGTATGAATTTTTCTATTGGCAGTTCGGAAGAAAGATAACAGCCGTTAAGGTAGACGAGGGTATTCTTTATCTTGGTACTGAGGATGGTGTATACACTCTCACGGATACAGAAAGCCCTGTTGAAAGTTGGTGGACTACACCACTTGACAAGTTTAAATATCCACAGATGCAGAAAACCACAAATAAAAGAGGTTGCACAGTAGAAGCTACAGGGGATATTTCGGTATATGCCAAGATTGAGAGAACAGATTTTGAGCTTATCGGCACTTATGAGGGTATAACAGATTACTTTGTTAGCAGGATTAAGCGCAAGAAGTTTAAAGATTTGCAGTTAAAATTTTACTCCAAGACAAGATTTAGCTTAGAAACAGCCACGCTTGAGTGCTTTGTAGGTGGCTACATTAAGCGTTAGGGGGTGTATCAATGGCGGTCAATTACAATGACGAGAGATTTAAAGAAGTAGAAGTGAATAAAAAACAGGCATTGTCAGAGGTTGAGCGGACTTATGGCGGCATGATTGACGAATCACAGCAGTATTATAATGCTCAAATTGATGCTTCTAAGCAGTGGGCAGATAAACAGACACAATTGCAGCAGGAGCAGACCGACTTTGCTATTGAGAAGATAGAGCAGGAAAAGGATAAGGCAGAAAAGGACTACACAAGGGAACAGTCCGGGGCTTATGTCGATTGGCAGAAGGAAAGCAACAGATACGGTACTAATGCAGAGCAAATGGCGGCACAGGGGCTTACTAACACAGGTTATGGCGAGAGTTCGCAGGTAAGAATGTATAACGCTTATCAGAGCCGTGTTACCGCTGCAAGAGAGAGTTATAATCAAGCGGTGCTTAACTATAACAACGCTATTAAAGATGCGCAGTTGCAGAATAATAGTATCTTGGCTGAGATTGCATACGAAGCCTTACAACAGCAGTTAGAGTTATCGTTACAGGGCTTCCAGTATCAGAATCAGTTGGTACTTGAGAAAGCTAACAAGAAAACAGAACTTGAGCAGATTTATCATAGCCGTTATCAAGATGTATTAGCGCAGATCAATACAGAAAATGCCTTTGCAGAGCAACAGAGACAGTTCAATGAGCAGCTGGCAGAGCAACAGCGGCAGTATAATGAGGAAAGAGCGAGATCCATGGTAGACAGCATGAGGGAGTATGAACTTGAAGTAGAGAAGTTGGAAGAGCAGAAGAGACAGTTCGACTCAGAGCAAGCACTTGAATTACAGAGGTTAGCTGCAAGCATGGCGGCAAATAAGAATAGCGGCAGTTCGGGCAGTAGTAAGATTACTAATTCTTCAAGCGGCAGCTCAAAGAGTACTAAGGGTGGCAGTGGTGGATCTTTTGATAGAGGTGCGAGCGTTTCGGCTAACAGCACTAAGGCTACCATGAATAGTATTCTTGCATTGGGTTATGGTCCGTTAAGCGCAGAAGGACTTGCTAAACTTGTACAGCAAGGAAAAGTAGTTGAGTACAAGGATAACGGTGTCACTAAGTTCAAGAATGCAAGCGGAGTAACACCGAATTCAAAAAATAACAGAACAGCCAATGTGCTGAATAGTTTATTTAAGTAGGGGGTGCAGTAATGGGCTACTTAGAAGAGTATTATAAGCTCAAGAATAAGCGTGAGAAGTCATACGCTCCCGAGTTGATTAAAAGTAGTGAGGTCAAGGGTGACGAGGAACAGTTTCAGCGTTTTATGGCAGAATATAATGCCCGGAAAGCAGAGAGTAAAGATGATATTGCACCTCTTGACTTTATCACCACAGCAAAAGAAAAGGGAATAACATTAACTAAGACAGGTGTAAAGGTGAAAGGCGAGAAGAAAGATGATGAAGCACTAGATTTTTTTCAAAAGGGAACATTTGAGGACGGTTATCAGTTCGGAGATGTATCGAAGACTATTCTCGGTACTGTTGGAGATATTGGCGTAGGATTTTTTAAAGGTGTTACAAGATTAGGTGAAGGCATTATTGATGCCGGAGGTTATGCTGTTGCAGGAATTGCTAATAAATTTGGTAAAGAAGATTTTGCGGCTGAAGTAAAAGAAAAAACGAAAATGAATTTTACGGATGAGTTCTATGGGGGTGCTGATGAATTTCTTGACAAGTATTCCGTATTAGGAGACACTTCAGATGCCATTGCAGAAGGTGTAGGACAGGTAGGAACAATTATTCTTACAGGTGGTCTTGCAGGAGCAGCAGGAATGGGGGCGGCAGGAGCTACGGCATTA